CGCACGGGTAGAACCATCTATCTCTTTGAATTGGTTTTCTAATCTGCCTTTTCTACGCCGAACTTTGTCAACGCCAGCCATGCTTGGGTCTTTTTCCAAATCATTTATAATGCGCTTAAACATGGCCTCTGGATTTGTTCCGAAGACTTCCATTATGCCAATTGCTTGGGCATCATGCGTTACGCCGTTTATAACAGACTCCGCTAAACTCTGGCGGCTGTAGGTTTTAGCGTATTCGTGCGCTGCCTTTCCGCTTTTGAAGTGTATCACACGGCTTTGGCTTAGTTTTTTAGCTAAGTTAGCTGGGCCAGTAAAAGACTCCAAGCTATCAACCTTACCGTCGTCGCCTCTCAACGCATTAACTTTTTGGTGATTTCCACTAACAAGATTATCCCACATGTCACCCAAGAAATCTTCGTTTGAATACGGCTGCCCATCCTTGGTTGGAGGTTTATTCTGAAATGTCTTTGCATCCAAAACGCCATCTTGCATCATATAGGCAACCCACTTTGCCCTAGCTTGCCTAAACTGTTCGTCAGTCTTCGCCCCGTCTCTTAACAAGATAGGGTCGTGTGTCTGACGGACGACATAATTCTTCAACTCTCCTACCATAGCGCCTAGTCTGTTCTTGCGCTTTAGAAGACGTTTCTGTGTTATTTGAATTATCTCAGCTATACGTTTGGCTTCTGGGCCACCGGCTTGGCTGGTGTTGAATGTGTCAGGGTCAAACATAGCTTCGTATATTTTTTCATCTAATTCTCCGCTTTTGAACAGGACATCTAGCTTCTCTCTGCGGAGTGCTGCAACCAATTCGCCAGCATACTTTGTCATAATAGCTTGTTGACGGGCATCAATGCTGTTCTGGCCACCCTTCATAAACTTATAGCTACCAACCATAATAGCTGATAAGGCGGCGGCTGGGTCATCAGAGGCTTTCACAAAACGCATTGTGTCAGCATAAGCCTTCGCGTTTAGCAGTCTATTACGCTTTTGCATCACCGCGTTGATTCTGGCTTGTTTCGCAATTTCTTTGGCTAAACCAAATATCTCTAGTTCTTCGCCTTCAGCGGCATTCTCAACACGCTTGGATAAGCGTTCATTTAGAACCTCGATTATTTCATCAGCCTCATCTGGAAGCAGATTGATTCCCGCCTCACGGGCTGCTGCCATTACCTCATCTACGCAACTCATGTTCTTGGACTCCGTATTAGGCAAGCCGCGCCTTTGCGACTTAGGTTCTCATACGCTTCTGCTTTTGCGTCTAGTTCTTCTGTAGCCGCGATAGACTGCTTTATATCACTAGGCAGTATAGCTTGTGTCTCAGGCGTGTTTAGGTCTTCAGCTAACAATTCGTTTTCTGCCTCAATTTCTGCTGGGTCAATTTCCTCCATAACAGGCTTATCAGCTTCCATCTCTTTGACAGCATCTTTGTATTCTGCCAGCCGTCCTAGTCCGTCACCATCCATAGAGGCATTATCAGCAGCGTTTTCTTTTTGTTGCGGGTTCAGAACGCCTTGTTCTGTCTCTACTAATCCAGATGCTTGTTGTTGCTGAGATTGAAGCGTAGCAATTTTCTCTTGCTTTGACTGTAGTTCTGATAGCTGTCTCGCTGTGTACTTAGGTTTGTCTAGCCCTTCCTTCTTTTGGCGGGCTAAAACATCTTGTTGTATTTTTTGTATGTCAGCTTTTAATTTGGCTATTTCTTTTGCCGCTGCATCAGATATGTCAGGTTCGGCTGGGCGTTCTATTGTTTCACCAGCCCTGCGCCGCTTTTCAATTTCCACAGCCTTTTTGTCTTTTGTTAGTTTTGCTACTAATGGTGCGTCACCCGAATCCTGTGCTGCTAAGATTTGCGAGTCAAACAAGTCAATCACATCATCAAGGTTTTCGGTCGGCAAGCTAGACACAGCGTCCTCACCATCAAGTACAGTTACTTCATAGTCCTCATCGTATGGAGACTTAGAGAATGTGTCGCTTGTGTCCAAAACTTTTTCAGTTCCGTCAGCATCTCGTATTGTGATTGTTCCGTCTTTGTCTATATCTACAATATCTACAGCCTTTGGGTTGCCTTCAGCGTCATAGACAATCTTTTTGCCAGCCTGTTCCTCCATCTTGGCGACATTAGTTTTTTCTACATTGTCTGTTATGCTTGTTACGTTTATTTCTTCGTCAGACACCGCTTGCTTGATAGATATGCGCTGAGTTTGGTCACGGGTTGATGACGGCATTTTGTTAATGCGGTCTGATATTTTACCAGCACCCCAATGTAACCCACCCCCAAGCGCAGAACCTACAGCCACATTCAAAAAGCTATCCATCAAACCGTAATCTGCGTCCTGTTCAGCTATTGCCGCGCCAATAACAATAGGTTCAATAGCCGCTGCACCGATAGCGCCATCCATCATGCCAGTGGTAAATCTGTTGCCGTTACGCCCCATCCTTGAGGCGCTGGTTGCCAGCCTCGCCGTAGCCACAGATGGAATAAAAGCAGACGCTACATTCAACGGGTCTAGAAAACTACCGGCAATAGCCACGCCAAACTGTGCTGCGCCTAATCCTAGCCCACCGCGAGAACGCGATAATGTGGTCTTGAACTCAGCGCGTTCATCATATCGGTCAGCCAGTAATGTTGCTAAACCTTCTTTAATCCCTTCGGCACCAACCTCAATGCCGTCACGATAATAGTCGCTTGCCGCCCACTCATCTTTTGTTAGTGTTCTGCCTTCACGCCCAGAACCTAGCTTTTGTTCCGCTAGTCGCCCTAACGCATTGACAGGGTTGTAGTACAAAGTTTCGTCAAGCGTAGCCCCTAGAACATCTAATGTTCCAGTTTTCATGTAATCAAAATACTGGTTTCTTAGGTTCTCGTCTTCTTGTTGTTCTGGGATATAAACATCAACCATTAGAACAGCTTTCTAGAACTCAGCAACTTGCGCTTTCTGTTTGCAACATTACCAACATAAGCTGGCCCCGACACACTCATTTCTTGATAAGTTCTAGCCATAGATGCAACAGCCGTCATTGGAACCGTAACGAAAACATCCATAGCACCACCAGACGGGGCAACAGGTGCGCCAGTTCCGCTACGCTTTCTAACTACGTTTCCGGTCTGGTCAACCAAATACACACTTTTATTATCAGTAGATGTGCGCCATGTACCTTCCCTTATCAGGTCGGTAATATATTCCTCTCTAAATATTGCATCATCCCTGCCTTCTGGTGTAGGTGGATATTCTATGCTGGCTGCCAAGTGTTCTCTGTCGTCCTTGAAACTTGCTGAAAGAACGGCGGTTATAGGGGCTTTTAAGCCCTCATAAGTCCGGTCAATTCTTAGTGAAGATTTGTTTATTTCGGTGAATACAAACTTGTTGCCAACAACTGTATTATAAGCAATTTCCACAGCCTTCCTTGAAGTAATATCTGGGTTTACAGCTTTAATGTACGCCGCTGTGTTAGATACAATGTCTCGCATTTCTAATACATGACTCGCCCTGCCTTGACTCATACCCCCGCCAAGAACATCGTCAGTAATACCTCCGATGATGCTAGAAGAATACTCCTTCATCATAGTGGCGGTTTCAGCCTTTATGTCATCTATATCGCTTTTTGCAACTTTATCTTGAAACTCTTTCTTGCCTTCCGCTGTGTTGCCAGCAAGAACAGCCTTCATGTTTACGTTTGTATGGTCACTAGCCGCCACATTTTGCGCGAGGCTAATTTGCCCCGTGGTCGTTAAGTGGCGCATTACTCTGTTTTGGTTTTCGCCATAGCTATTAAGGAACTCGTCCATAATCTTGGCCTTGCCATCGTAAGATTCTTCCGCGTCATACGCAGCCTTAAACGCATTTAATTCAGCGTTACTTGCCACACGCGCGTCTAACGGAGGTATACCCATTTTGATTTGCATCTGTATGAGTTCATTAGGCGTAGTTTCCTTGCCTGGATTTTTTCTTTGGTAGTACCCCACAAAATCATTTTTTATTAACTTGTCTCGTTCCCCGATGCGTTCTTGTAGTAATTCGTAGGTTCTTGCACCTTGGGCTGTACCTCTGCCTTTGTACGCTTCACTAAGCGCAGCCCGTTGCTTTTCAGCACTAGAAAACTCTATGCCCTTGAATATGCTTGATGCGGCAGATGATGACGCTATCTCTAACTCAAACTTATCAGCCGCTGCGAACTGTTCTGCGTTCCTTAGATTTGTCGCTATTCGCGCAGCTTCAGTCTGCATTTCGTCGGTCATTACACCGTCATTAACATTTACTTTAGCAACTAACTCGCGTTCAGCCGCCGCCGATTCACCTATAACTTTGGTGGCGCGTTCTGCTATTTCAGCATTGATAAGACGTTTAATTACTTGCCTGTCATTGAAATCCTTAATATCAGGCGCAATAACAAACGCACCTTTTTCATCAGTGCTTGTTACTTGATTTTCCATAGCCTTTAAATCAGCTAATGGCATATCCTGAACTTTTGCGTCTATGGCATTCAAGTTTGCGCTTAATGTTGCAGACTTGTCAGAGGTGTGACGCGCTTTTATTTTCTGTATCAAGAAGTCTCTGTTCCGTGGCTTCATTGTCTTGAAGTCTACGGCAACTGTTTCTCCGGCGTTGTTTGTTATCTCAATGGATTCCCCACGCCTAATTTTAGATACAGCCGAATCAGGGTTAGTTTCATCAATCTCTTTCATGTCCAAGAATGTTTCTTGTGACTCATTTACAATCTGTTCATAGGCGGCATTGACCTGTAAATCATCTACGACTTTTTCTTGGGCAATAATTGCGGTTGTTCTTGTAGCATAATCTTGCGCTGACATATTTGCGCGGTCAGCCTCTAATGTGCTGCGCATTTTATCTATATCTGACTGCGACCTCGCCCCGTTTAATTGTACTTCAAAGCTGCTGGCAGATAATTCTCTCCTGTAATTACCTTTGTTGTACCTAATTCTTAAACCTTGCGCAGCCCATCTATCAAAGCCAGCATCAAGATTTTTTTGTAGTTGCTGATACAAGTCGCTAGATGGGTCTAAGCCTCTCATCTGTGACATTGTGTCTTGAATTGTCTGTTCAACTTGACTAACACGGATTGCTTGATGCTTTTGAAATGCTTGTTGACTGCCGGTAGCTATCTTGGCTGCGACTTGGTTATTAAATTCGGACTCAACTTTGCGAAACTGATTTTTAGTCAGCTTATCTCTAAGGGGTTCTAATTTTTGTTGGCGCAGTTTATCTGCAAATGCTTTCGCATCTGACTGGTAATCAGCAACTGTTGTTGCTTCGTTTTCATTAGTGAAATTATTTAACTGTTGGTTTGCAAATGTCTTTGCTTCATTGGCAAACTTTTCTGTCTCGGCTTCTTTCTCAGCCATGCCAAATCTGAAAGCAATGTCGCCAAGCTGCTTTCCAAAACTAGACAGGGCTTGACCAGGGGCTTCAAAGCCAGCACCCGCCCGTGGCCCCAATGACCCAGCGGCGAGTTCTGTTTGTTGTCTTTCATATACTGGTATTTTTGGCATTACTTCCTCACGCACCTATGGTCGCAGCTTGAGTGCCGCCAGCCAACAAAGATTGATATGATGCTAACTTGTAGGCAGATGCTTTAGCCCTGCCAGTCGCCCTAGTCAACGCAGCTTCTGACGCTTTGGCTGCTTGTTCCACATCAGCAGCATATTGTATGTTTAATGCATCCATTTCAGTATTGAAGAAAGAATCAGCTATAGCATCTAATGTGCTTCCGGCTAGTTCAACCCCTGATGCCGCTGTAGTTACGCGCTGTGTGGCAACCACACGTTCAGAAGCCTTGCGCATATTTGCTTCTTCAGTGGTCTTGCGCCGCTGTAAAAGTATTGCCTCATTTTCCGCAACTTTTGCATTATACTCAGCCGTAGCCTTTGCTTGCTTTGCCGCCGCCTGATTACCTTTGAAACCTAAGAGTCCACCTAGAATTGAACCCCCCTGTGCCATTGTTGATGCTTCCATCACATCACCCTTGCCATGCGATAGTAGTTACTACCGTCTGGCCCAAATTTATACATAACACCTTCATCTTCAAATCCCATCCATCTGGCAAATCTAATCGCCTCTGGGTCGCCCGTGTGAATACTAGCTTGCACACGATGTAAATTCGTTGTCGCCAGTATACTACTAAACAGTGTCTTAGCATACCTAGCTAGTGACAGCTTCCATTTCGGCGCATGCTTTGACAGGATTACCCAGCCCTCGCCAACACCATCCCACATCTCATGTATGCCGCCGACAGCTACAACCTCATCATCGCCCATCACAGCATAGCCGATAACCTGTTTGCCGTTGTCAAACGCAGCCCTCATGCTTTCTGGAAACTCAAAGTCAGTCTCAATGCTATTAACAAGGCTAGAGTTAAATGGCACAATTCTAAGCATCGAAAGTGTTTGACCTCCGCATGATAGCCAACACAGTCATAGGCAATGGCTGTGACTGCCGCACAATAACCCGTGCATCTGTCTCGTACCCTGATGGGAAATAAATCTCTTTGTCGCCTGTGAACAACGGCACGGCTTGGTTCATAGCCATGCTGCTATCACGGAATGGTAGTCTGTCTAGGTTGTTGAGGTCTGGCCCCAACTCTGCGCCGACTGTCTTAAAGAACCGCGCAGTCACACCATGAATACGCTTAATCTTACCTTGGGCAATGCCGTCGTCAGCGCCAGCCTCTAGCCGCAGCGTCTCAATGGTAGACGTGTATCCATAGCCTAAATGCACCTTAGACGATGAACGGTCTAGTGTGACCCGTCCACCCGATACAACTTTGTCAGCGTGAGTAGCCCCATCAGCTAAAATAGCTACTGTTTCGCCCTCTAAATGGTTTAGTCCACTAATGGTGGTTGTAGCTGAACCGTCATATGTCAAACCGCTGTCTAAGTAGAACGCATCCTCAACGTCATCGCCAAACTCAATAGGCTTCAGATACTCAACATGACGCACAGTAGCACCATTGATAGTGCGCCTTACAGACACATATACTTGGTCTTCTGCACCTGATGGTATAGCTGTAACACTCTCAACAATGCCGCTGCCACCAATGTCGTGGTCATGCCAGCCGATAGCCGCGTTAGCACGGTCATATGTTAGTCCAATCAACCGTCCATCATTATGCACAAACCACACAATAAGTTCTGGTTCCTGTTGCCACACCATGTCAATCAGACCACCACGGGGGATATGGTCAGCCAGGATACTTAGGTCGATACCCAACAATCCATCAGTGTCCAAGTCAAAGGTAATTTCCTTCACCTTCTCTTGCCCCTTCTGGATAAGGATGGTGCTGTTGCCAGCCCGTAGCGGTCTTACCTCTGAACAACCGAATGTCGTCTCACGCAGCACGTTTACGTTTGTTGGCGTAACTGGCGTAGCGCCTGTGCCACCTGATAGCGTAAATTCTGCGCTTGTGGTTAGGATTTGCAAGAAACGCGCTGGAAGCAAATGCCGGATAACATTCACCTTGTCTGACGCAATCGTCAGGTTTACTGCATCGTCATCATTCGTGCCAGGCGTGTGGTTCTCAAAGTCTGCGCTAACAGAACCAAATACAGTCTGCGGCTGGTCTGTAGTGCCAGCAAAGTATAGGCGTTGTTCATAGAAGCCTACTGCTTTTGGGTAGCCTTGGTCGCCACCGAATGCACCTAGTGACCATTTCTTTGTAGCATTACCTGAACCTACAACGTGGTCAGGCAAGTTGCTATTCCCAAATGAATCTTCTTTTACTGTAGCCGTAACTGTTGTTGAGTTTGTGAAAGCAGTTATTTCAACGTAACCTGTACTATCGTGGTCGTAACGCCAATCAATCGAACCATATGTCTCTGTGCCTTCTAGGTGTACTGGCGGGGTGTTCCCAGATGTTTGGGTGCTGCCCGTTACCTGAGTATACACATGCCCATTATAACGAACTGTCACTCCATTGTTATAACTTGTGCTGGCTTCCCATAAGTCGTGTTCAATCTCAAGCACCTCACGGAACCTGATATAACGTCCAACATCCGCTGCGGTAAACAATGCTGCCGATGCTGTAATCGTTACACTTCCAGTCTGGGCTGACGCATACAGGGTCGTTGCTGTGTCATTCTCGTCAAGGTAAGGGCCGTCTGTAAAATCAATATCAGTAAGCGTGAAGCTGGTAGCTGTTGTGCGTGTTAGCTTGGCTGGCGCGTGGTCTTTGTGCGCTAGGTACAACACATCGGCAGACTGTGCGTGGTTAATTTCAAAGATGTCTGTAACTGAATATGTAGTCGTGACCTCAACAATCTCAGCAGATGCACCCGCACCAACGCTTACATCTGCACCTGTTGTTGTTGCTGTCTCACCTGATGTACCACCAGTGATAGTCTCACCGCTTTGGAATGTCTCTGACACGCCGGTCAGGTTCATAGTCGTGCCATCGTCTGACACATACACAGCCGTAGCACCTGACGTGCCGCCAGTAATTGTTTCGCCTACAGTAAATGCACCGCTTGCGCCAGTAATGCCAAGAGTGGAGTTGTAGGCATCAAACCCTGTGCTATTTACGCCCGATAACTCAAAAGTATTAAGCGTCGCATTAGCTACAGTAAACTCACGATTGTTTACTTCCGTCATGTCCGTTACACCTGTGACAAGTATCCTGTCACCATTCGTGTAACCATGTGAAGCAATAGTCATCACAGCGGGGTTTGCTTGTGTAATTCCTGTGATGTTTTGTGAATTACTGGTTAGAAGGCCACCATCTTTGTAGAAGCGGATATAGTTAGCGCCAAACTCAAGTACATATGCCTGTTCATCGCTGAACTCAAAATCAATCAGCCTGACCTTGCCGCCGTCTTTTGTGCGACCAGCAAAGTATGTGCCTGGTCTCCGTGTGACACCGCCTGACGGGTACACAATCATATTGTTTAATGTCTGGGCAGCTTCATTGTACTTTTGTAAGTCAATGCGGCCTTCTAGCTTTGGAGATATTTCACCAGTGCGAAAGTTGGTGATAATGGAGGATACACGCGCCATGCTTAGAACCTGATGTTGGTGTATGTGTCGGCTTGAGGCTGTTCTGGATAACCTTCCATAGCATCAATAGACTTGGCTTCTCTTAATCTTTGTTCATACAATGCGTTCATAGTTTGCGCGACAGTACCGCTGCCTGTAATTGCATAAGCTGTTTCGGCGGCTAGACGATGTGCGATTGCCGATGAAAGCAGCGAGTCATACTGTTCTGTGTCTTCAATGCGGCCAATATATACAATTCTGCATGTGCCTTGGTTTGACAGGATTTTGCGTCCTTCAATCTTGTACATGACGTTGCTATCGTAAGCCGCTATATCGCTATTTACGTTTGAATCCCAGAATGACAGAACTCGCAAGCAGAACGGTTCTGTTGGTAATGTGTACTGGTAAGTAAATCCGAAAGCTGGTGTTGCGGTGTCTTGCGCCAGTTCTGCCCGTGTTACCGCCGTATTCCAAGGATGTGCGCGTAGCACAGCATCCCGCACTAACTCATAGTTACGGTTACACAGTCTAGCTTCTTTCGAGTTTTGCGTAAGAGATGTGATGGTTGCTGCGCCAAGCAAGTCTAAGGCTTCATTACAAATATCAACAACTGATGGCATGGTTTACCAACCTTTCAACTCTAATTAGCACACCGATACTCAAGTTCTTTTCACCACCCTTGAACGGCCCGCGTTTCCTATATGCTTCTCTGGCTATCGTCTTCAGTTTCTCTGTTGGTAATAATACCACAGTTTCATCATCAAGTACGAATGCCCAATGTGTCGCCATTGTTGTGGCTATGCCACTTGGCTTATTCCTACAAGAAAACTCCACAAACACATTTCCAGTTCGTGAAGCTACAAAATCCCTTTTCACCTCTATGGTGTTGCCACTTAATATGTCGCCTAGCCACCTCTCGGCTATTTGACCAACTTCTAAATCCCAGCGAAAATCGCCGCACGGTTTCATCATATCGCCCTCCAGCATGATGGGTTGTATGGGGGCGGCGAACCGCCCCCACATTATTTAGTCTACAACGTAGAGAACTGTCAGTTCAATCGTTCCTGTAGCGGCTGCGCCAGTCAGGGTAACTGTGACTGGATAGCCCTCATCGTCGGCATCAATTTCGATACCTGAACCAAGTGCCAGTGTAGCAGCAATGTCTGCTTTAGCGGCGCTGGCTGATGAAGCTGCGGCCTTGAACTCATCTGCGTCCAAAGCAACAGTTGTGCCGTCAGCGTTTGCGTAAGCACCATGACCTACAGACAACTGAGTTGATGCACCAAGCGCGTCATGCGCCAGTGAACCTGTCAGAATCCGTGCGCCGTCTTGGAGACGGAACATTTCAATGACATCATCAGCCTGAAGGGCAGATGCTTCGTAAACACCATGTGCAACACGAACCCGACCACCCATTTCGTTGGTCTTGTTCATCACTACAGGGGTTGCGCGTGAATTAGTGCGCTGTGTTGAGTATACAGTAGCCATTTCACATCACTCCCTTAAGCAGCTTCGTCGCAGTCAATCTGGACAACTTTTTCTTCTTCCATGCGGGTAGAACCGATTGACATGCAATAGTACACCTGAGTCGCATAACCTTTGTCGTTACGCTCGTCAATGCGCGCCATTACGTCACGGCCTACTGCCAATGCAAGACCATCCTCTGCCCATGCAAAGCATGAACGGATGTTGCCAGATTTAGCGAGACGATTGGTTACAATGAAGTTGAAGCCCATGAACTGATTGACTTCACCCTGAACAAGTGCCTTCACAGTGTTGAAGTCGCTTGAGGTGACGTTTGTGTCAGCCAAGAGTGCTTCAATCTGGTCAGGGCCACATGCAATGTAGCGTGGGATAGATGGGTCAACATCTGACAGGTCAAGAATCTTCTTAGCCTGACGCAACTTTGCAAGTGACATGTCAGCACCACCGTTAGCAATTTGCTGTGCGGCTGGCAGGGCTGTTGAGGTTGAACCAGTTTCACCAGTAAATGCTGTGCCAAGTGCAGCGGCGATGATTTCATCGTCCATTGCGCGGCCCATGGCTGCTGCCGCTGCCATTGCATATGCTGATGTTGGGTCGATAAGCATGCGTACTTTGTCCTGGTCATCAATCAGGTCTGCATACTCATAGTCTACGAGTGACACCCGACGACGTGCGTGTGGGGTATCAATCTGTGGTGT